TGGTCTATATTTCACCGCATTATATTGCTATGGTAACGACGAGTTGGATTATAAGATGGACATGCTTAAAAGATTCTTCGAGAATTTTTATGGAAGGAGAAATCGATGAAAAAGATTAAAGAGTTAATTGAGTACAATTTGACATAAGTATTGTTAATACTTGCTATAACATTCATATGTATCACTATTGAGATAGGATGCTTTGTTCTGCTAATTAAATTGACAGCCCTCTTAGGATTTCTTGGATTCTTAGGCGGAGCTTGTTTGATGTTATGTATAACATGTATATACTTATTTCTTGTGGTAAGTATATATGAATGGAGTTAAAGGAGGTAAGTGATGACTAACTACAGACCAATTGTTAAGACTTCTGCTGAATTCAAACAGACAGTTATCGATATGGTACGAGCAATGCCATTAGATGATTTTCTGCTTATTCCTCAGGCTGAACTTGACAAATACATTTCTGCTTGGACCGAACCAGATATTAATGGGGTTGTACCTGCAAATGAGGAGTACAAACAGTACTTCCAATTCATTATGACCATTCCGTCAGACATGCAAATCTTGGATATGGATCTATATTACTTCCGTATCGCTCGTAAGATTATCGGAAACATGATGATTGCACTGCTGGAGTCCCAATATTACAATAAAGTATTTGGTTATGAAGATATCAACTATGAAAACTACCAGTTGCTTTATGAACTAATTCAGGAAACCGGAGATAAAATCGAGGATAACCCAGACAATCGTAGAGCATATATGAGCGCACAAGAACTCAAACAAGAGTTCAACAAATACTACCAAAAAGTGTTAGACGATAACACAAACAGTGAGGGCTGAACAGATGAGTCATACAAGGCAATATACCCTCATATTGTCTAGGGACGATTTTTACGACGCGGTTGTTGGTAACTTGCGTAATCTTCCATTACAAGAGATATTTTGTATAGAGGATTGGTATATTGATCGTCTTATTAAAAGCTGGACGAGGGTTAAATTTGATGAGGAGTACAAAAAGTATATCTTCGGATTACTTATGGTATCCGATAAAGTTGGTAAACTTGATAGTGAGTTATGTATCTGGAATGTTACTAGAAGTTTGGTTGATGAGTTGATCATATGTCTCGCCGAAGGATTTTATTACGATAATTTCCAAACGACTATTGGTGAGAACTTAATGATTCAACCATTTGAACGTTATCCATATCCACCAATTGATGATGAGCAGATAAAATACTTTCTGGATATAATAGATACTATTTATGGACGAGTTGAAGTTGGTACATGGGATACTTTAACATGGCTTAGAAATACTTTAGGAGAAGACTATTTAACATGAAACACCACATTCATATTACTATGTCAGACGATGACATGATGCACTTAGCAGAACAATTCAAATATTGCGAGAAGGAATTGGAAATTGAAATTCCAAACACGCACTATCTAATTCATTTAAGAAGGGACGATGCCGATGAATAAATTTCCATACAATCCTAAGAAATATGTAGAGGCTCTTGCTAAAGCTGCTGCGGTATATTCAAAAGAATTATACCATGACGAATTTCATCGTCCACGATATTCTTATGCTATGACTTTAGAGAAAGCTGGTGTTACGAAATTCTGTAAATATAAGGTCAATGAAATTTATCGACTGGTCAACGATATTCGTACAAAGAAAAATCTACCAGAGGTTCCGTTATTTTCTGGAGAGGCTTTGTGTGCTGAAGGGTTGTAACGCAGAATTTACATATCCTATAATGAAACAAAACTAAAATTAAAGGAGGACATTATCATGTCAGAAAACGTTTCAAAAATTGAAGAAGTTAAGGAAGAACTTAACGAGGTTACTGAAGACTTGGTGGAACAAGCTGAGGACACACCACAAACTCAAGTGGCTAACGAACTGGGTTTTGGTGACAAGGTTGTACAAACTTTTGTTGCCATTAGACCAATTGTTAAGCGTCTCTTGACGATCGGCGGTGTTGTAGTCGCTGGCGGATTAGTCGCTAATCACTTTAGCGACCGCGTTAAGAAATCTTCCGAAGCATCGGAAAATGGAGAAGTGTTGGAAGGTGATTTTACACTACCTGAAGACTAAATTTCACTAGAATACTGAGAATTACTCTCGGTATTCTTTTTTATTTAAAATCAAAAGGAGGAAACCCGGTGAAAGCTTTACTAGGGCTACTATTCATTGTTGGTGTATCGTTCGCCATTTACATGATGATTTACTTAGCGTTGATTTACGTATTCCATTTGGACGCTTTACTGTCAACTCTTATTCCTGCAGGTTCTGTGGGATTGTTGACTTATTCATGGGGGTATACAAATAATGAAAAGCCGGATTAAATAAATTATGGCACTATGTTTAGAAGACTATGGGGCTGTGAAAGTTGATAGTTTAACTCGAGGAACATGCATGTTCTATATTCCATTAGATGGACCGAGAGATGTACTATTAGCTGACTTAGCTACCGAAATCAACGTTTACCGTGACGTTGCGTCATATAAAGGTGAGCAATATTACATCGATGGTGTAACAAAACGAATGAATCCAGCTAATGCTAGTTGGATTGCAGAGATAGAAGGAAGGAAACTATGACAAAACAAACAACGGATTACAACAAAGTACCTCGTAAAACGAATGCTTTAGAAGAAGCAAACGAGTTACTTGACAAACACGTACAACCCGTCGCAAAGGGTCGTGTGAAAAAGCCCGGGGTTGGAAAATGGCTCGGAAATGTGTTTTTCGGAGAAGAAGGATTCCGTGGCTGGTCATCGCATATGTTCTATGAAGTAGTTGTACCAAGTTTACAAAATGGACTTGCCGACATGGCTACTACAGCAGTGCAGCGTGCTATTTTTGGACAGGACTATATTCATGCTCGTAGGAATTCTTCGGGGTACTGGGGACGTGGTGTTACAAACGTAACTCGAATGGACGCCAACAGAAACGACTACACTCAGTCATATGCCAAACGTAATAGACAAACTTCAAATTACGTAGAAGAAATCATTTTCGAAACTCGTCAGGACGCACAAGAAGTATTCAATATTATGTTAGCAAATCTGGATACTTACGGTATTGTAACTGTTGGGGATTTCTACGAACTTTCAGACCAGCCGGCTAAATTTACTGACCAGTCATTTGGTTGGACAATTAACGCTGGGGGTCAAGGACTTGCTGGAGCACGTATTGTGGCTGCTCGTGGGGGAGGATTTAAGATCAACTTCCCACAACCCGTTGAAGTATAACTTAAAAATATTGGAGGAAACTAAAATGGAAAAATCGTTATTAATGTTAGGTATTGATCTAGATGGAGATATGGTATACACCGTAGATAAAAATGGTAATGAAACAGCTGCCCCAGAATGGGTTAATGTAATTGAAGAATTTGCGAAAGGACGTAACTAAAATGAAAAAATCACTCGGAACTCTCGTATTGCTTTGCACACCACCTGTTGGTTGGATTATTCTTGCTATCATCTGGCTTACAAATAAGAAATAGGAGGAATTTATGAAAGACATTCGTATTTATCCACGTGTTTCTGGCGTAAAACCTATGATTTTTCATGACGTAGAAAACGTTAAACTTGAGCGTGATGGTCGAAACTGGATTTTAGAATTTGATCATATCGATTATGTTCGTAAGGATGATGCTGTAAAAGCTCATTCTGCATTCTCAAGCGAAAGCGCTATGGCGTACACGTTTTTGTATGAAAAAATCACACCTCGTCCGTTTACTTTTAAATCTAAAAAAGGAGAAAAATAATGAAATTACCTAAATTGCCAAATTTGCAAACTATCAAATCAACCGCTAAATCTGCTATGGTTACTACAAAAATCCTCGGTAAGAAATACGCACCTGTTGTATTGCTTGGTGTTGGTCTCGTTGGTTATGGTTATTCTGTATATGCCGGAATTAAATCTGGTAAGAAGCTTGAAGCTACCAAAGCTAAATATGAAGCAAAAGATGCTGCAGGCGAAGAATACACACGTTTTGAAGTTGTTAAGGATGTCGCTAAAGACGTTGCAGTACCTGTTGCCGTTGCTACCGCATCTACTGCTGCTATCGTATTAGGATTCGCTATCCAAACAAACCGTCTTAAAGCCGTATCTGCCGCTCTTGCTATGGTTACAGAAGAACATGCTCGTTATCGTCTACGTGCTAAAGAAGTTCTTGACGAAGCTACATTCAAGAAAATCGATGCTCCTATGGAAACTAAAACTGTCGAACTAGACGGTAAAGAAGTTGAAGTAGAATCTATTGTGCCTAACGAAGGTGATTTCTATGGACAATGGTTCAAATATTCTTCAAACTATGCTTCAGACAATCCAGATTATAACGAAAGTTATATTAAGGAAGCAGACAAATATCTGACGGATCGAATGATGAAAAAAGGGGTCTTGACGTTTGGCGAGGTCCTAGAAGAACTTGGATTTGACGTTCCTCGTGCTGCTCTTCCGTTCGGATGGACTGACACTGATTCATTCTACATTGAGTGGGATGCTCATGAAGTATTCAATGAAGAAAAACAAGAATACGATTTACAATTCTACGTACGCTGGAAAACACCTCGCAACTTGTACGCTACCACATCTATCAAAGATTTCGTACCTAAGAAAACTAGAAAGGAATTGAACTAACATGCGAACACCTATCAAAGTTATTTTAGCATTGGTAGGGACTGCTGGCGCTGGATACGGTGCCTACCGTCTCTATAAATGGTGGAAAGAAGAAGACAAACTCGAAGAAGAAGGTTTGTCTTATGAAGAACTAGTTGCCGCCAAGGAAGCTGCTGATAATCAAAAGAAACTAGACGAAGACGCTGCGCGCCAAGAAGAATTCGCAGAGCATCTACGTGAATTGGACGGATTACCAAACGATGGCCATGATTGGTACAAGACTGAAGATGGTCAATATATTCGTCGCGACCTTACGCCGTTCGAGAAGAAAAATGGCGCGGACTACAATCCTCTTGAAGAGGAATTTGTCAGTGAAGAAGACAAAGATGGAAATGTATACGAATACATTCAAAAATATCAGGAAGGAAGTAAGCTGTTAAATCACCGTGATGATACATACACTGCAAGTGATATTGTCAACGTTACTCGTGAAATGACAGCACAAATCAGAGCATTGAAACGACAAGAAATGGAACACGACCGTCAAATTTATGACCCTAACACACAAGAAGGATATGACTACTACCGTGCACTTGTCATGGAACGATTCAGCATCATGGACCCAGAGGCTCGTGACAAACTTGCTATATTATTCTCATGGGAATATATTCCAACTCGTGAAAACATTGGTGACTGGAATATCCGTGAAGATATTGTACGCGACCGTACCGAACACTTTGGTTTCGGAACTGTATATTCTGACTGGGCATCTATTGGGGAAATGATTATTTACTTCTCTAGCCGCTTGTCAAGTTCTACTGGATATGGTACAACAGAACAATTCGCCGATTGGATTGTAGATACTTTGGGTCTTGACTTGGAATCTGATGCAGATCCTGTTATTCATGACACTATCATATCGTTTGTCGAAGGTCATCGTCTAGGTAAAGAAAATGTGGATAATACTTATGGTTTATTCCATTTGCCTAAGGATGAATATGTCGATGCTGACACATTGTGGCATGAGCACAACCACGCTATTTCGCTTATTCTAGATGAGCGTTTGCAGCCTGTATTTAGAATTTCGGATGAGTTAACAGAGGAGTAATTCAATGATTGAGAGAATTAAAGAGTGGGATATTACAATCAAGTGTGTGGTATTGTTATTTTTATTGCGAAATATGATACTTCACCCTGTGATTCGTAATGAGGCAGAGGAGTATTTAGAGTCTCATCGTATTTTACTATCCGATTGGAAAGATGAAGTCGATGGACCTTGGTATAAGGAAGCTACATATTTTGATAACTCGTATGATTATGAGAATGCATATCTTAATAGCGACCATTTCGAAGTCATTCAGTATAACACGCATAAGAATTTGTTCTATGATGTTCGTGGTACAGGTCTTGATCTTATATTGAATAACACGGCGCGTATTCGTGAGGTTGGCGATAGTTCTCCAGGTCGTGGATTTTTCATAACTAAATTGGTTGGTGTTACTATTCCGTATATCTGTATACTACCAGAGAATTCAAATCAGCGTAACTATATAATACATCGTATTCAAACAAGAACACTACAGGGTAATCGCAATGACGTTATCAAACTAATCAACATGTATTGCGACGTATATCCTATGATTGCATTCGACGATACTGGTAAGTCTAATCTGTATACTTTTGGACGACAGATTTATATTACTGGCGTCGTTAATGATGGATTATATATTGATCCGCGCAAAGAAAGAGAGGTTCATCATGTTCAAAAGACTGTTTAACTTCTTCTTTCGCTACGAACAAGGTATGAAAAAATCCGAGGTTCGAATTCACCACAAGAATTTCGAAAAAGAAACTGAATTTATACCCATGAAAGCTAGATGGGCGGATATTCTAAATGGGGTTATGCTGAATCATAATCAGCAATCTCCATATTTGAACATCTTTGTTTCGACTGATTACAATTGTTTTAAAGGATATTCCTTAAAAATCGGAGGTTATTATCCGTTCGCAATTATATCAGAACGCCCTAATGACTTAAGAATGCTTATATTCCGTGATGCTACTGAATTACATAAATTCTGTGATGCAATGATGGATCCAGATCTATGTTTTGACGTATATATGGGAGAATCTATTTCTAAAGGCTTGTTCAAAGTATTTAGATTTAAAAGAGATTCTGAATATTTGGTATGCGAGGACCTACATGTTATAATAAACACGCAAAACAATAAGTTTATTGAGTGCATGTTTGGTGAAATTCCATTTGTCGCATACAAACCAACTGCAGATGAGTTATTTTTAATCGATTACTTCACTCTATCTGGAATGAAAGAAGAAAACTATTTTAACTACGAAAGACGGCATATGCCAGATTATATTGAGGATTACAAAAATAGAATTAATGAGGTAAAAGTAAAATGAAAGAATTGAAATTTGACATCACACGTGTTCCTGTTTTGAAATTGAAACATTTTGAGGCACAAGCTAAAGCAATGGCTAATATTGGTGTTGACGGATATGGTTCTACTGCAGAAGGTCAAATGAATACCTGGGTAGATGGTGTAGTTCGTCTTCTAGCTAATGGTGGATATGTATCTGTAGCCGATCTACGCAAAGCTGCTGGTCTTGATGTAATCCCGGCTGATCATTTCACTGGTTGGGATATTCGTGCTACTACATCTATTGAAATTAAAGAAAACCGTATTGAATTTCCTCTCATTCTGATCAAAACCTTGGGTTGGCCTATTGATGTTAGATATTTTGATTGGTCTGTTCTTAACAAGGTCAAACACGAAAGTCTTGAATTGGATAATATTGAATACTTCAGTAAATATATTGAAGACCTGAAATCTTACTACCAATTCACTGATGAGCAAGTCAAGAAATTCTTAGCCGGTGAGATATACTGGGAGGAATGAGAATGGGAGCACTATATTTAACACTCACGAAATTGTATAAGGCCGAAAATCCTATGGGTGGCAAAATCTTTCTAGATGTCAAAGACTTTCATTTAACATATGATTTTCTTCATATCGAGCACCGCGTGTTGACTAAGGATTGTATGGTGGTCGAAATGACTACCACAATCGCTCGCCGCTATATTGTTGATATTCAGGCATTTGTCAATGCTAGAGATCTAAACAATTACCTAGGACGTTACGATCATGTTTACAAACCGTACTGGGGTAATCCAAATATTTCCTACGTTATTGAACGTGAATTTCAAGATGGTCCAGAAAGGTTCCATATTGACAACAATGTCGTTGATGTTGTAGAAGGTGAAGGTGAGTTGATTGTAACATACACTAGTGGTACGAAAATTAACTACCCTAAATCTGAAGCTAAGCGTTGGCGCGTGATTGATTATATTAAGATGCGGTGATATTTATGGTTCATATGGAATCATACGATATAAAAAGTCATTCTACAGGTCCAACTAGAGGGTTTGCCGTTCCTTTCAAACAAGAGAACGGTGCCTTATTTGGGCGACTCAAGGAAAGACATTTTATTAAGTTTGACCCGATTGTAAAAATCTCTGTCACATATCTTGATGATACTGATGAGGAGAAGACAACCGAATTTCATAATGTCAAAACCATAGCAATGTGGACAGTTAATCAGATGTTGGAGGTAACATCTAAATTTGGATATGAGTCTATCGTATATAGAATTCATAAAGATGATATTATTAATATTGAGGAGAAGTGAAATGAAAGAACAATTATATGATGTATTCGTTGAATTCAAGGATTCCGATAAAGCACCTTATAGAAGTCAAAGTGCTATTGGTGCAGAAGTTGTTGGTTTAGCGATTGTAATCGAGAGTCGTTATCAACATGGTATTGGTAAGGTTATCTTTAGTCTTTATGAAATACATTCTTGTAGCGTATTTCCTGTGTCAAACGAGGCCAATCAATGAAACTTATAGAGAACAAACTAAAAGTTATTGATATTGATTATCATAATGACATTCTATATACTCCAGGTCTATTCTTTGACGTAATCGAACATTATTTCGAAGACCAATTTCTGGTTATTAAATGGTATAAGAATTACGAAGATGGAAGCACTAGGGAAGTTATGACTTATATCCCAACGGTTAACATATCCAAATTCAATGTTTATCTAGATGACAAGGATTTCAAAGAGGAAAGAAGGTATAAAAATGGCTAAAGTAAACCAACAAACAATGAAAACTCAGTACGAAGGGCAATACGACACGTTCTGTCGTAAAAATCACGACTATGGTAACTCATTTGAGGAATCTTTAGACCAATTCGGAATCGTCGCTAGCATCGTCCGTATGAGCGATAAGATGAAGCGCTTAGAATCCCTCACAGACGAGTCTAAAACGCAGCAGGTGGGCTCTGAGAGCCTTCTAGACACCCTTGAGGACCTATCTAACTATGCCGCTATGACTGCGTGCTGGTTAAAGGGAGTTCGCGAAGAAGATGGTGATAAAGATACTGTATATGCAGGAGATATACCAGCACGTCCTATGGAAATTCCGGAAGCGGTAAAACAACTTTGGGAAACACAAAAGAAGCAAGTGGACTATTTATTTAATGCGAATAATAAAGAGGACGAAAAAGTTGATTCATTTAATCCCGAGTTTTTGAACATGGCTAAGACTTGTCTTAATGATCTATTCGACAACATCATTCTTTGTCG